ATACGCTCGGCTGTGTTACGTCATATACTGGCGGCGCATCTTGCAAAAGAAATTTATTTATATCCTGCATGGGCGTTTTTATTAAATCGTCAAATATGAATTTTTCTTTCCCCAGTACAGAAACTGTAAAAACTCTTTCTCTCGCTTGCGGTAAACCAAAGTCCCTTGCGTCCAGTATCTCAAAATTATTGCTGTAGCCCAGCCGCTCCATTTCAGCCAAATAACGATTAAAATTCACTCTCATATACTTGCTTAAAACATTTTTCACGTTTTCCCAAATAACGTATTGTGGTTTCCACTCTCCCATTTGCTCTATAATGTGTATCGTTTCCCACATTAAACTGCTACGTGTTCCGCTCCCTTTATCTGCTCCCTTTCCTCTGTTTATGCGCCCGTCCTCTGCTTTTGCCTTTCCTTGATGCCCAGCAATGCTAAAATCTTGGCAAGGGCTACCGTGTATTAAAATGTCTGGTTTCAAATTCCACCCTACAACGCTCTGCGTTTTGTATGGCAGCTCGTCGGCAAACATTGCATTGTATGAACGTACCGCCTTTTCGTCTATTTCCACGTAATCAATGGCTTTTACTGGTATGCCAATATTGCGCAATGCGCAACGTGGGCTACCTATCCCGCCGAACAATTCTAAAATCTGTATCATGGTTCTTTTTCCTTTCTTTCGTAGTAAAATAGTAATCATTCATAATCAGCATTTCTTTACTGAAAATGCACGTAAGCCCCAGCGGTACTGTAATAAATGCTACCGTTATGTCGCCCTCTGTCGCCCATACCGCCAGCACGGTAATTGCAAGCATTGCAAGCCCGCAGGCTTTCTGTTTAATGAAATACCAGCGGCGGGCTTTCTTTGCCTGCTCCCGCTGCCGCCTCTGTTCCTTTTTTTTGCGCATATCTGCCATTGCATCTGCATAGCCTTTCTGGTATGCGTCCTCTACTATCAATGCCTCTGCTACCATTCTTTGCCTCTCTTCCTTTCGGCGGAGCTCTCTGTCTTTCCATGTGTGCCGCTCTCCTGTTCTGGCGTTTGGTTTTACCGTGCGGGCTGCTTTTCGCATTAAAAAGCAACTGAAAACCTGTTGACCGTCCACATACTTTCTGGCTGGTATGACCGCCGCTATTTTTCCACGGTATACAGATTGCAGCTATTAGCCTGCTGCCCTCTGCCGCAGGCTCGCCATGCCTGCTACGCAATGTGCCGTGTGGGATTTGAACCCACGACTTGCCGCTTATGAGGCGGCTGCTCTAACCACTGAACTAACGGCACTCATGGCGGCTGCTGCCGCCTACTCATTAAATAAAAAGCCTTTTTCTATTAAAAACCTTATCCAATCGCAGCCTGTTACGTCGTCCCGCTCAATGAATTTGTAAAAGCTCTCTGTGTCCTCTATTCCGTATTTCTTCAAAATGTTTCTTGCGTTCTTTGCTGCTGGCGTAGTAAAAACATTCTCTGCATAAAATGTAGCCTCTATAGTCCCGTAGCTGTTCTTTCCTGCTGGTGTTCTCATTTCCACTACGACTACATTCCTTTTGCTTTTTCTTCCTACTCCCTTTCTTATTACTACTGCCTCACTGAATAACCAGCCATTCCAGCCGCTACGCATAGGCGCAAACTGTGTGCGTGGCACTTCTACTAAGTCGCCTGCCTGCAATTTATTAAAATCTACTTTTTTCATGTGTCTTACCTCTCTTTTGTTATTCTTGTTTATAACGCCTGCTGCCCTGCTGCCGCCGTGTAGGTTTTCAGTGTGGCGTTGCAGCGTTTGAACTCCCTATAAATTGTGTCCCTATGCGTTCCCAGTGCCTCTGCAATATCGCTTACACTGCTGCCCTGCTTACTCATAGCCTCTATGGTCTGCCTGTCCTCGTAATGCAGACGCTTGTACTTTCGTTTCGCCATGTTCTATGCTCCTTTCCGTCCTCATTTGCTTTTATGGTAAAAAAATAAGCGTGTCAGAGTTTTTACGCTCTGCACGCTCTTCTTTTCTGCTGTTTCCTATAAAAAAAGAAAATCGGCAGAGGCTTTATAACCTCTTGTCGATTTTCATTCTAAAACTTATCAACTTTTTACAGTTCAGCCGTAAAACGTAACAATGCGGCTTTGCAGATGACGCATGCTGAACTGTCACAGAAACTCGTATTTCATCAGCGTCAGTCCATGGGCCGGTGCGGTAGGTCCCGCTGCACTGCGGTCTTTTGCCTCGAGGATCGTGAAAATATCCATGGGATCCCGCTTGCCCTGTCCGATATCTAACAGGGTTCCGGCAATGATCCTCACCATATTATATAAGAAGCCATTACCACAGACCCGGATCACCAGATCATTTTCTCCCTGCTCTTCCACTTCCACGGAATAGATGGTGCGTACGCTGGATTCCACCTGGGCACCGGTCTGGCAGAAGCTTTTGAAATCATGTTCTCCCTCCAGATAAGCCGCAGCTTCCTGCATCCGGTTCACATCCAGTTCATAATAAGTAAACAGCGAATACAGACGTTTCACCGGCATGGGGAACTGTGCCCGGTAGATCCGGTATTCATAGGTCTTGCGGCTGTCGCATCTGCGGGGATGCCAGTCATCCGGCACCTGTTCGGACTTTTGTATCCGGATATCCTCCGGAAGTCTCTGGTTCAGCGCATAAGAAATTTTCTCCGCAGGCATCCGGCTGGTCGTGTCAAACACAGCGATATTCCCCAGTGCATGCACACCGGAATCTGTCCGGCTGGCACCGATGACCTCAACAGGCTCCCGCAGCAGATCGGTCAGACACCGGTTCAGTTCGCTTTCGATGGTGATCCCGTTATTCTGGATCTGCCAGCCGTGATAATTCGTACCGTCGTAGGCCACGGTCAGGCGGACACGCTTTTTTTCTTTTTCCGGCTGCTTTGACAGCTGTTCTATTATCATTTCCGATTCC